AGTTTTTGCAGATTACTTACCTCCTGTGTATCCTTACGCTGTAACAAACGCAGATAGGTTCGTAAAATTAGCAGATTTTGACGATAGAGTAGATGTTATACCTGTTGCTGATCCAAATATCATGAGTATGGCTCAAAGAGTTACACTTGCTAATGAAAATTTAAAAATTGCGATGTCAAATCCGCAAATGCACAATTTGAGAGAGGCATATAGAAGAGTTTATGAAGCTTTAGGGACAAAACACATTGATGCTTTGTTAAAACCTGAACCACAACCAATGCCACAAGATCCAGCGACTGAAAATGCTAAAGCATTACAGATGCAATTGTTAAAAGCTTTTCCAGATCAAGATCATCAAGCACATATTGCAGCACATAGAGCATTTATGGGATCAAGAATGGTTCAAATTAACCCTATGGTGTATGCTTTGTTACAAGGACACATATCTGACCATATAGCATTACAAGCTCATGGTGAAATAGGTGATATGGTGCAAAATAATCCTGATATGCAACAACAAGCACAGCTAGATCCTGATGGATTTAAGATTATGTTCAATTCTTTAGTCGCAAAAAGAATAGCAGAGATAACTACACAATTAGCATCAGAAGAACAAATGGGTGCTAAACAAGATCCTTTGGTTGCATTGAAGCAAAGAGAACTAGACTTGAGAGCTATGGACATGCAAAGAAAAGCACAAGAGACTATGATGCAAGAAGAAAGAAAAATAAATGAATTTGAAGAAAGACTTGATCTAGATAAAATGAAATTAGAAAATAATGAAGACCAAGCTGCAGAGAGAATTCGAATTGCAGAAGAAAAAATAGACATACAGAAGGAAAAACAAAATGCCCCTACACAGAAAAAATAAAAAATTAAAAGCCAATAAAGGCCAAGCTGTTGATACAGGAGACTTCGGTTCAGAAGCAGCTAATGATGCAAATTTATCTGCAGGAAATAAAAGCGTTGGATATGGCGGAGGTGACGGAGATCCAAGAACGGGTAATGGCGGAAGTAGTCCAACACAAAACGTAACTGTTCCACAGAAGAAACCTTTTCAAGTTCAATCTGGCCCTGTACAAGTTCCAACTATAGGTCCTTTAAGTTACGCTTTTAATAAAATTTCTAAAAGTTTGTATGATAGAAAAAATTTAAAAGAAGCAAGAAAAGACGATATTCTTGGTGGAGAAATGTTAACTACAGGTCAGAAAAAAGTTTCCATGCCTAGTGCACAAGGTGAAGGAGAGGGAGCAAATCAACTTTGTCCTGATGGAACGCCTCCTCCGTGCAAAAGACCTGTTACACAAATAAAACAACCAGTGAAAAAACCAAATAATTTTTTAAGTGGTTTTCAAGCTTACGATGATGGTGGTGAAGTAATAATATCAGGTAATGTTGATAAGGATTTATTATGATAGGTTTATTTTTTCTAGGAATGATTTTATCAATAATTGTTTTAAGTATTTTAATAAAGGTAAGAGAATATGACGATAGGTAAAAAATCAGGCCCACCTCCTAAAAAAGGACCTAACCCACAAATTCCACCGATTAAATTTGGTTCTGGAGGAATGAAATGTCCTCATCGAGATAGTACAAATAAAAACACGTATCCAGGTAATAATGGTATACAAGTAAAGGGTTTTAAATTTATAGGAGTAAGATAATGGTAGCAAAAATTGGTAGCATGCTTGCTCAAAGAGTTTTAAAAAACAGAAAAGACTTACAAAAAAAATTTGACAAGATATTTGACGAAGAAACAGATGTAACAGCAAGTACAGACTCAAGAGCATCAGAAGCTCTACGAATTCTTAGAGAAAATGAAGGTGTAATCAAATCTGGTTTAGATAAGAAGAGTATTGGTGGAGAAATAGACATCAAAAAGGGTGGCGATTACATAAAAGACTTGTTATAAGTCTTTGTGTTTAATTTTTTATCACAAAAAGAAAGATTAATCTTTCTCGCAGGTATATTCGAGGGCGAAGGTAGTTTTGGATATTTCAGAGCGGGTAAATACAGAGATGGCAGCATAAGAAGAAAAATTGAAGTAGCAGTAGAAATGTGCGATCTTGATGTTGTAACTATGTTTCAAGATCATTTTCAAAAAGGTTCTGTTCACACAAGAAAATTCAATAATCATTATAAAACAGCCTACAGATGGAGAGTTTCAGGGCTTGAGGGTTTAAAAATATTACATTTAATGCTACCTTATTTCTGTAAAAGGAGACAAAAGCAATATTATGGCATGGTTCAACTTATTAGGGATGGCAGTAAAGACGGGAGCGCATATTTACTCCAACCGACAGAAAACAAAACAAGCAATGTCAGACGCTCAACTCATGCACGCCGAGAAAATGGCTCGGGGTGAGGAGGCCTATCAAGGTAAGCTTCTTGAAGCTAGACAATCAGATTGGAAAGACGAGGCAGTTTTAATAATTCTCAGTTTGCCCGTGGTGGTGCTCGCTTGGGCAGTCATATCGGATGATCCATCTGCGATGGACAAAGTAAAACTGTTTTTCGACATGTTCTCACAACTTCCGTCCTGGTTCACAAACCTGTGGATCCTCGTTGTGGCGTCGATATACGGAATTAAAGGAACTCAAATCTTTACAAACCGTAAAAAATAGTTATAACTGAACTGTGATTAGAGGAGACAGTTCAGACTATGAGTTACTTGATAAATGGTCTAAAGGATTTGATTGCCAAGGTTTCAAATCATGTGAGATCGGAGTTCGTGAAGGACTTGGGTCTAAGATTATTATTGAAAACGTCACTAATAGCTATATCCATGTGGGTGTTGATCCATATGGCAATTTAAAATATCAACATTACGACAATTCACCTGCTTATACGTGTGATTACACAAATGAGATGAGAGATACATTGTTGAATGATTTTAAATATATAAGAAATCAAGGTAAATTTACTCTTTGCAACATGACTGATACAGAATTTATGAATAATTCAGAGCATAGAGAATCTACATTTGCATTTGTACACTTTGACGGTCCACATATGACCAAAGACGTAATAAATGAAGCTGTTTGGTTTGCAAATCGAGCTGCACCTCATACAAAGTATGTTTTTGACGATTTTACCAAGTATGATATGCCATTAATCACGAAAGTATTGGAAAAATACGGATTCAAGTTTATAACACAAGGCACTAACAAATGTCTTTTAGAAAAAAATGAATCTTGATTTAGACACACTACAAGCAATTAGACATTACATCAAAAAACAAATTGATAAGACCAAAGAGGATTTGGTGTACCATGTAGACACAATCGACAGACTATCGTATTCTAGAGGGAAACTCAGCGCTTTAGAAACGCTGCTACAGGATCTTAAAGACCTGCAGAGAAACGAGGAGAATGTCGATGACGATAATAACACCTGACTCTACACTTGTTGGAGTCAAAAATAAAAATGGTGATGCTGCACCAGAATCGAAAGAAACAGCAATACCTACTGATCCAGAAGGTATAAAAAAATATCTTGCAATTATTCCAAAACCAGTTGGATATAGACTTTTAGTTAGACCTTATTCAGGCCCGAAAAAAACTAAAGGTGGTATTATTTTAACTGACACAGCGAGTGAAACAATTCAGATGACAACCGTAGTTGGTCTTGTCGTTGAAATGGGAGATCTTTGCTATGCAGATAAAGATAAATTTCCAAAAGGTCCTTGGTGCAAGAAGGGTCAATTTGTAATCTACGGTAGATATGCCGGATCAAGATTCAAAACAAAATATGGTGAACACCGTATTTTGAACGATGATGAAATCATCGCAACAATTAGTAAACCAGAAGATATTCTGCACTTATATTAAGGAGGACACATCATGAGTGATGCTAAAGACAAAAATCCTGAAGTAGATATTGATCTTGACGATGTAAAAGAAACAGAAGTCAAAGTTGAAGAAACGAAACAGGATGAATCAAAAGATCCAAAATTAAATGTTGGTGAAGTTGATTTAGGATACACTGAACACGACCAACAGGAAAAAAAAGAAGAAATTTCTGTTGAAGAAGTTCAGGAAGAAGAAAAACCAAAAGAAGAAGTAAAACAAACTCAAGAACCAGAAGATCTTACTCAAGTATCTGAGAATGTTCAGAAAAGAATTGATAAACTTACGCGTAAGATGCGTGAAGCAGAGAGAAGAGAAAAAGCTGCTTTAGATTATGCTAAGGGTATTCAAAAAAAATATGATGATACTCAGACTAAGTACGATTCGACTGATGAAAAATACTTAAAAGAATTTGATGCGAGAGTAGAT